AGCGACTCTTTGAAGTTTAGTTTGAAGCTTTTCAAGGCCTTTTAATTCAAATTGTAAGCTACCCAACAGAATTATCCTTTTCTAAATAGAATACTCTTCCAGACTGTTTGTCCGCTCTGCTTTTATAGCGTTCTTTTCGATAAATGAGATAAGTAAATGATACTTTAGGCGCATTTTGGAAATAAACCACTTTTGAACCACGTTTATACTCTCCAAATACAGCGACTTGCTTATCAATCCCCAAGTCCATTACATGAGCTGGAACGATAATTTTTTCTTCTTCATTAGAAGTATATTCGCCCGTTTCTGGATTGTACTCTTCTTGTTGCTTAGCGATAATTTCCACTCTTTCGTTGTATCTCATAGCATCTTAAACCCCGCATTGAATGTTTTTGAAAAAACTCGCTTGATTACACTATCGTATTCTCTGAAATCATCAGAATTGAATGTCATTGAAGTGCCTTCGAGGGATTGAATTTTCATTCCCTCAGCACCAATTCTGTTAAACCTTTTAATAATGACCTCGGTAATAATATACTCGAGGCTTTCTGGAACATCATCCACGCCTGCGTATGCTAAAAAGTTAGCAGTCGTCAACGTTGCTATGGTTGTCAGTAGCTCATCTTGGAGATTGTCCGCAATCCCTAGCAGTATCTTTGCCTGAGTGATATTCGCCATGTTATCCCTCCAATACTGCGATAAGTTCCTCTTTGTTTAGCGTTGAATAACCTTTGATACCACGTTCTCTTGCAATATCTTGTAACTCTTTAACTGTTAATTCGCTATAATTGATAGTTTCAGTTTCAACAGGCTTTTTAGGATGATGTCGTCGTAACATCATTCCCATTAAGCATTGCCTCCAAATTTAACCACTTTTGTAGGGTCGTATAAATACACGCCATAGTGTTCATCACCAGTGATTACTGTAGTCTTTTTAAGGATATCACGGTCTGTTTCGATAGCCACATCACGTTTTAAGTTAATAACGAATGCTCCATACTTAGCAACATCGTCTGTATCTGTGTCAACAGCTGAAACCTTAACAAGGAATCCTTTACCTTTGTCAACTTTCTTAGAACGTACAATTTGAACGCCGTGTGTTTCTCCGAAAGTTCCAGAAACAACAATATTCGCACCGATTTCTGAACCACGTACCCATTCTTTTACTGTGTCTTTACGTAATGCAATTGCATCTTCTGGATTGATTAATGCAACATAGCGAGCGTCTTCTTCATCCGCAAATACTGCTAAAGCTTTATCAAGTGCATCTCCAGTAACAGGCGCATCATCAACATATTGTGTTGCTTTTTTAGCCTCAACAACTAAGTCGTTGTCCACTTTGTTCGCAATAGCCAATGAAATTTGGTGTGCTGCTTGACCTAATGGGTCTCCGTAACCAGATAATAAAGCTTCGTCTGTCACTTCGACACCTTTACCAGCTTTCTTGATTGTCATTGTTGATTTGTCTGTAGTTAATTGGTCTGGGACGATTGCTTCACCCTCAGTGATGTCTTTAGCATCTCCAGAATATACCCATTTAGCTACTGTTACTGTGTTTCCTGGTTGTCCGACTAACTCACGCTCAACGTAAGCAAGTGGTGTAAATTTAATCATTTTTGGCAGTTTAGCTGAAACCATATCAGCCATAACTTCAGGATTTACCATTTGTGCAATTTTAGTTTGTGTCATTTATTCATTATCCTTTCAATTTATGATATAGTTCGGGGTTATTTTGCAGTAATTCGTTTCTACTTCGATATCCCATTTTGTTGAATTGTTCCTTGGTAATTTCTCCAGCGGTTGTTTCTTCCATTTTTTTAGGAGTCTTACCTTTTAATTTTTCGCCAACTTTTTTATCGGCTAAGTCATTCACTAAAGCTACAAAGCTTTCTACAGCCTCCTGCGTGCTCTCTGCGGTATCTTTGACAACTAAGCCTAGGATTTTATCATCAACTGCAATACCGCCCTCAGATAGCATTTTTGAGGCTTCTCGCTCAAGTCCGCTTCGATTGATTTTCGCTTCGAGTTCAGCAATATAGGCTTTTTGTTTTTCTTGCTCATATTCAGCCTTTTGAGTCTCGTTCATTTGACGTAACTTCTCCGCCTCGTCAAGTTTTTCTTGCATTCGTTTATCGAATGACTTTTCTTGCTTTGCTAAGCGTTTTTTGATTAGTTCATCAACTTCGCTTTGCGTGAATGTTTTTGGTGCATCATCAACCTTTTCTGGATTGTCGACATTATCCAATTCAGTTTCCAACACATCGTTTTTTTCTTCTTCTGCCATTTAGGCTACCTCCTTTTTAAGTCCAGAGTGGACTGATTATCCTTAGCTTTTAATGTCTTCAAAGTTTGGACAATAAAAAAACCGTACGGGATTCCATACGGTTAGATTATTTTTTGATTACTTCAATCATCGCTTTTACACACGCTATGATGCATAGCGTTAAAAACGAAAATACCAACCACCCGAAAGCGATTGATACCAAATTCCAAATAAACATGTCTTTGCTCCTCTACTTTCCATTATTGTCTAAAAGTTTCGGGTTTATCATAAAATGTGGAACCGTCGTGCACCGACAGTTAGGATGAAATGGTGGTGCGTTTAATGCTGGAACCATTTCTGATACTTTAAAAATCCTCCCGTTGAACGGTTGGCAAATCTGACACGCTTTTAATTCGGTCATGACTTCAAACCATTCAACACCATTAGCTTCATAGTTGGCACTCTGTGCCTCTGAGTATACCCTTGCTGATTCCGTTACTGCTAACCGTCTAGCGTAGCCATAGGAAACATCAAACTCTTTTTTTAGACTGTTAATCAGAACGTTTGTGCCTTTACCTCTTAAAACAGTATCAGCAACTCCTTTTTTAACAATATCTCTCAATTCGTTTTGTCTTTCCCAAACTCTAGACGACCACGTTGCATCTTCGAAATTGGCGTAAACGATAGAGTCAGCAGACACTTTTGAAGATTCAAAACTTCCGAGTGTCATATTCAAGACACCAGCACTAAACAGATTTTCACGTCTGATTGATTCAATCAAGTGCTTATCAATGATTTCAAACTCACTCAAAGCTAAATCATACTGGTGCAACTTGATATTCGCTTGTAACACTTCAAGACGGCTAGTTTTCATTTTTAAGTTGTAAAGTTTCAACAAGTCGTTTTCCGCTTTTGTAAAATCTTTACTTGTAACCTGCTTTCCACGTTCTCTCAAACGATTAGCGCGCTCGACTAACTGCTTAGCTTTAAACCCGACATTAACCATATCAAGACTATCTGCTCGTTGCTTAGCTTGTAATTTTGTGATGCCTTCGCTATCAGCATACTTTTGCCAGAAACTATCGATTTCTTTTTGAATGTTGTTAGCGTGTTGTTGATAGACTCCCTGCAATTGATAAGCTACTCTCTTATCCGCTAGCTCTCTTGCTTTTTCCTCAGCTCGATATCTATCTTCCCAGTATTCGTTATTCAACATCGGCTATAACCTTCTCACTCTCGCTCAACTCAGCGTCTGAGTAGATTTTTTGTTTTTCCAAACGAGTCTCAAGGTCGCCCATCGCCTCTTCCTCTTTTTCCATTCTTTGAATTTCTTTCTGCGGATCATCAATGATAGATAGCACAGACAACTTAGTTTCCTCA